ATCACAACCTATTTAGGGCGGGCAAAGCTTCCAACGGATATTACTGGCTTGGTTGCTTGGTATGATGCTCAGGATCTTTCAACAATCACAAAAGACGCTTCAAATAATGTTTCACAGTGGAACGATAAAAGCGGCAATAACAACCATGTTTCAACCTCAACAAGCACGCGAAAACCAAAGTATTTATATTCAGGTATAAACAGCCTGCCTTCTCTCCAAGGTAAACCTGATGGAACAAATACAAGCTTTTTAACGGTTGCTGATAACTCTTCACTCGCTTGTTCAGAATTAACAATCTTTGTGGTTGCCCAAAGAAATACAGACACCGGCGCACGGGAAACATTCATTAATAAATATGTTACAACGGGTAATAATCGTGAGTGGTGGGTATTTGTTGAAACGAGTGATGCTTCAACTTTTACTTTATCAAAAGATGGTACCAGTACGGGTCTTGGTGGTGCAAACGCTTCAGCTATAGCAACTGGATCACCGCTTTTAATCCAAGATTCCTTCAATAATACAAGCAAATTGATGGTTTCAAGTTACACGCTTGGGGGTGTAACTTATACAAGCTCTTTCACTTATACCGGCGGCTCTATCTTCAATGGCACCGGGGATATGGCAATTTTCGGACGTGATAACGGGGCTTCACCACCATTAGAAGGTTTGGTTGGTTATATTGGCGAAGTTATTATTTATAACACTGATATAAGCGCAGCAGACAAATTGGCGGTTGCTGAATATTTAGATCAAAAATGGAATCTAGGATTTAACCCAGCTTACTCAGCGCTTGAAGATGATGATACGGCGGTTGGTTCTGTTAAGAAGGTTTCCACTGGATCAACCAGCACGACAGAACAGGATGATTCAACATCATCAGCCGCATTGATAAAATTAAGCGCGACTTTGGCGGCAAATGAGAATGACGACACCGCCACAATCACTAATGCGATTAAGATAAACAATTCAACTAATACCACAGAACAGGATGACGGTTTAAGCAGTAATGCTTCAGGGGTAAACTCAGCGCATTGCACCCTAGCAGCAACAGAACAGGATGACAGCTTAACCGGCGCTTCCGCTGTTAAGATAACTTCAACTTTAAATGCAATTGAACAGGATGATAGCCTTTCAGCGTCCTTAAAGATAAGAGATAGCACCACCGCTTCACCTCAAGAGGAAAACGACACCGCCGCAATCACCGGGAAGTTACTGATTAAAACTTCCTGCTCGATTACAGAATCAGAAGATTATAGTTCTATTGGTGGGTTTATAAGGGTTGCAGCAAACTGCAATTCTTTAGAAGATAATGATACTTGTTCAATCACCACCACTGTAAAATTAGCAGCGAACACAAATACAACTGAAGAGGGCGATAGTTCAACTATTCTGGCGAAAGTAAAAATTAACAATCTCGTTAATTTATATGAAGAGGATGATTCTGAAGAAAGCCAAATCCAGCAGTTTAATGATTTTAGAACCCCTGAAAATACCTATCATTATCCTAAACAGGGCCGGGAATATTTAATAAAGGTGCAGGGCCGGGAATACATAATCCAAACCCAGAACAGAGCGGCGGCCATAGACTTTGAGGACAGAAAATATAGCGCACCAATTCAGAATAGGTTATATTAAATAAAACAAGGCGGGAATAATGGGTATAGCACCAACTTTTGAAAAAGACCCCTCGGAAATCTTAGATTTTTCGGTTGATTGGGCCAATGAATTAACTAATGTTGCTGACACAATCAGTTCAAGTGCCTGGACTGTTGAAGGTGGAATAACCAAGGTTACCGATACTCATTCAGATAATACAACAACCGTTTGGCTTTCTGGGGGCACTGATGGTGCAAGTTATACCCTGGTAAATCAGATAACCACTGTGAACAGCCCAGCCCGTGTTTACCGGCAACCTATAATTATTTCTGTGAAGGTAAAATCATGAGATATTCGATTGATATAGTTACCCAGCCAAAAGGCCAGCCTATCAGCCTTGCAAACGCGAAAGCTTATCTCAGGGTGACAAATAATCTTGAAGATGAACTTATCGACTCTCTGATTGGCCAGGCGGCGAATCATGTTGAGTTATATCTAAGGCGCTCACTTATCACGCGGGATATCAAGTTAACCCTTGATTCCTTACCAATGAAAAATTCATCAAACCAATGGTGGGATGGTGTGCAACAGGGCGCGATTGGGCAATTGTCACAGGTTGCCGATACAATCATTTTGCCTTATCCACCCATTGTTTCCGTTACCAGTATAACTTCATACTCTTCAGCTGATGCAAGTTCAGTGTTGGATACTTCAAATTATTTCCTTGATGCTTCAGGTTCAAGGATATGCTTAAAGCAAGGCGGGTTATGGCCTGTTGATTTGCGCAGTAAGAAAGCCATGGAGATTATATATAAGGCGGGTTATGGCTCTGTTCCCTCGGATATTCCGCAAGGTATCCAAGGCGCTGTTCGTGCCATGGTTTCCTTCTTATATCAAAACAGGGATTGCCTTGAAATACCTGAAAGTATAGAAAATATGCTGAAACCTTACAGGATTATTGATTCAATAGCGTATAATTAAAATGGGATGCTCAACAAAAAAAGATTGCTTGGTTTTAAGTGCCAGTGTTCTCAGGCAGTATATAACCATTGAAACCCCAACTGAAGCAGCTGATTCATACGGCGGGTTCTCAACAACTTGGGCCACCTTTGCAAGCGCCTGGGTTGCCATAAACCCGGTGAAGAATTGGGAGCACCCTATATCAATGCAGAACGAAACCCGAACCACTCACAAAATATCAATGCGATATATTGCCGGGTTAAATGATAAAATGCGCATCAAGTTTGGCACCCGGTATTTTAATATCCGTTCGATTATCAACCGAGAAGAGGCCAATGTCACCCTTGATATTATGGCAGATGAAGGGCTTGCAACATAATGGAGATTATTGATCCAGACGAAGTATTGGTTGGGATAATAACTGCGAAAAAGGACAAGAGCCTTAAGCCATGGGAAATAAAACTTGTGTTTGCTTCAAACAGGATTGAAATTGTTGATAGCCGCGAAAAATCATTTAAGGAACGGCAATTCCGTTTAGATTTTGATGTGATGGGAAGCGCATAATGGATGGCATAAAAATAGAAGGCTTTGATTCACTGATAAAGCTTTTCCCAGAAATGGAGAGAAAAATCAGAAGTGAGTTGAAATTAGCCGTTGCTGCCGCTGGTACATTGGTTGAAAATGAGATCAAAGATTCAATGCGGAAAGCCAAGCACGGAAAGACATACCGAAAGAATAAGGCTATTACTAGAAAAAGAAAAGGTAAGAATGTTGTTGTTGGTGCGAAGTTTCACCGGGCATCAGCACCAGGGGAAGCCCCAGCAGTTGATAGAGGCCGTTTGGTTGGTTCTATACATAGTAAAAAAGAAGATAGTGGTTACTCTTCAACTATTGGGGTTCACGACACAACAAATGTAAAGTATGCCAAGGCGCTTGAATATGGCACCGCTAAGATAGCGCCTCGGCCTTTCCTGATACCAGCTTTAAATAAAACCAAACCAGCAATCGAAGAGAGATTTAAACAGGCAATGGAAGAGGGGATAAGGGTTAGATAATGGCTTATTCACCACTTGCATTACAAAAGGCTATTTATGACCGGCTTTCAGCTGTTGCGGGCCTCACAACCCTGCTTGCCGCTGGAGCTTCTTCAATCTTTGATTACGTTCAACAAGATGCGGTTTTTCCGTATATCGTTATTGGTGAGTTTGCCGCTTCCCTTGATGGTGATAAATTAAAAACCGGGCAAGATGTTTCAGCCACCATCCATGTTTTTGATAAAGGACGGGGCCGGAAGCTTACCCAACAGATAATGGAACAGGTGCATAATGCCCTTGATAGGCAAGAGGCCGCCTTGACTGCAACCGGATTTCAAATAATTTTGTGTAACTTTGAATTTTCTGATATATTTATTGATGATGAAGATCAAACGAACTTTTACCCGCACGGGGTTTTGCGTTTCAGATTTCTAATAAGAGAGGCTTAAAAAATGGCAAAGAAAGAAAAGATTTCTGTTGATGAACCGGAAACAAAAACAGAATCTAAATCTACTGTTTATTTTATTGCCAATGAATCCTTTTTGAATGATTCGGAAATCGAATTTTTAAGGGATAAAGCTTATATAACAATCAACAGCGCATGGCGTAAATTCAAGAATTTCATCTTGATGGCGTTCACAAACCAACGGAAATATGAAGAGAATGAAGATCGCTTTTGGAGATTGAACCGCGAAGATAGAGAAAAATTCGTTATTGGTTCGGATGCCTTGCCAATTGAGTTAACCCTTATGGGTGATTATGAAGTTGCCTATTTTGTTGGATATGATGATATACGCTTCCAGCAAGTTAAGCAGGCGCTTGAGAAGGCAGAAAATATTTCTACACAAATTGAACGATTTACTTTAGACTAAATAAAATATCAATTTCAAGCTAAAAGGGGCTTAAAATGGCAGCGGCATCAGGCAGAAGTTTTCTTCTTAAAAGGGGTTCAACCACAGTTGCGGGTTGCAAAACAACCCAAATGACTTTCAATAACTCCCCGGTTGATATCACCACAAAAGATAACGCGCCTTGGAGGACATTGCTTGATAACGGCGGTGTTCGTTCAATGTCAATTTCAATGGATGGTATCTTCACAGATTCAGCAGTTGAAGAAAGCGTCCGGGCCGATGCAATGGGCAACACCTTGAACACCTATAACCTGGTGCTTCCAAATGCCGACACAATCAGTGGAAGTTTTGAGATTACCAATTACCAGCGTTCTGGTAACTTTGATGGCGCTGAAACCTATTCCTTCACAATGGAAAGTTCAGGCACAATAACTTATACAGCTGGTTAATTCCGGTATATTGAAAATTTAACTTTGGGGTTCTAAAATGGGCACAACACCAGTTTCAAACTTATCAGAAGGCACCGGCATAACATCCACACTATCAGCGGTTTCCGCTTCTGATACCATAGCCAACGTGACGGGCCGGACCTTTCTTGTAGTTGATAACCAATCAGGTGGCAATGACACCATTGGTGTTGCTGCTCAGATCACCACAACCACCAAACAAGGTTTTGGCAACTTAACCAAGGGTAATATTTCTGTTGTTTGCCCAACTGGCCAGCAATGCGTTGTAGGGCCTTTTTCAAAAGCTTATGAAGATGCTTCAGGAAACGTGACAGTTACCCATAGCGCCACCACAAATGTGAAGGCCCGCGCTTATGTGGCTCCAAACTTGGCCGACATACTTTAATTAATCTATACTAAAACAGGGGAAAACAATGACATTACCAGTGACACCACGCGAGGTTTCCATATCAATTGGGAACAAGGAATATCTTCTTTCACCAACCTTTTCAGCCATTCTGGATATTGAACAAAGAAGCGGGCGCGGGTTAAACGCAATCCTTCAGACAATTCTAACCAGAAGTGTTTCATTTACCGATCTGGTAACAATTGTTTGGGCTGGCATCCGTGCCAATTACCGTGTTGAAAAAAAGAGCCTGAAAGATGTGCCTGAATGGGATACACTTGCAGAGCAGATTCAATTAAGCGGATATGGTAATATTCTTGAAACTCTCACGCAGTTTCTAACCCTTATCGTTAATGGCACTCAGACCATCCAGGGTGATGATGAAGAGGATTCCGAAAAAAACGGGTAATAGGTGACTGGCTATATCACTTTGCAGAAATTGCATTGGGTTGTTTTGGCTGGGCACCTGAAACCTTTTGGAGTGCAACTATCTGGGAATTCGCGGCAACCTTCTCAGGTTGGAAAAAACGCCACGGCATCAAAGACAAAATCCAAAAATCAAGTTTAAGTGGTGATGAAGCGCGCGATTTGCTAAAGTGGGCAAAAGAAGAACGTGCAAAAGATGATTTGCGTGATCTGGCTTTAACTCAGCAAGCGGGGCAAAATGACTGAAACCAGCCAACATATTGTTAAAATATCAGCTGATATAAGCGGGCTGGAATCATCATTTAAACAGATTCAAAACAGTGTTGGTAATCTTAAAGGCAAGATTCATGAACTGGTTGGGGAATTCCTAACCTTTGAAGCCGCAAAAAAACTCGGTGAACTTGCTTCCGAAATGGAAGGGTTACGGGAGCGCGTCGGGCTGGTTACCAAAAACCAGGCTGACTTTAATAAAACTATGGATGCGCTTTTTGGGATAGCCCAAAGGACAGGTTCAAGCCTCGAATCCATAATTAAAAATTATGCTGATATGGCTGTTTCAGCCAGGCAAACCGGCATTGCCCAAAGCACGCTTTTGGTGCTGACTGAGAATATAAATAAAGCGGTTCAGATATCAGGCGGTTCAACACAGGAAGCCGCCGCAGCTACCACTCAATTTGTTAAAGCTATGTCGCTTGGTGCCGTTGGCTCCCGGCAATTCATGGGTATCCTCAACCAATCAACATTTTTAACCCAAGAATTAGCTGATGCGATTACTGGCGGTTCGGTGCCAGCCCTTCAGAAAATGGCACAAGAAGGAAAGCTCACTACTGAAGAACTGGTTAAGCTTGCCGATCCCGCTATCACCTCACAGATCAATAGTTCTTTTGAGGGTATAGCTTCCGGGTTAGATAAGGCGCTCCCAAGGCTTGAGAATTCCCTTAAAAATATATTCAGTAAATTTGATGATGGTGCGGAAGGTACCGGGAAATTTGCATCAGCACTTGAAGGGTTATCACAATGGCTTGATGAAAATACAGAAGCTATTGTTGCCAAACTTGATACACTGGCGAAGGCCGCAACGGTTTTTGTTGGCATTGGAACAACCCTCGCAACTTCCCTTTCAAGGGTAACAAAGTTTCTATTTTCACCACTCACACAAGGGCGGTTTGCTACTGAAGAACTTTCCGGTGGCCTACAAGGTGTTACTAAAGAATCAGATAAAGCCGGTGAGAGTACAAAGAAATTTGGCGGGGCTTTAACCAATATAGTTATACCACCGCTTCATAATGTAAGCCAGGAAGCTCAGAACTTCCAAAAAACCCTTGAGAAGCTCAAGGACGCGTTAGATTTGAAGGTTGAGGAAGAACATAATAAAAACCTCGGTTTGCCGTTCTCTGAGGCTGATAAAGAATTAAAGCAGTTTGAAAATACCCTCAAGGAAAACAAGGTTGCTTTTGGTGAACTTGGACCCGCTGGCGTTAAAGCCGCTGATGCTATCCGAGAGAGTTTCAAAAAATTAAAACTTGAAGAACAGGATGCCAAGAACTTCAAGTTTATGCAGATGGCTGAAGAAGAAATTGCAGCGCATCAGAAGCAAGTTGAAGAGGCCGCCGCCGCGCCTTTTGTTCACGCTCTGGAAAATATTCAGGATGCCTTTGCATCAGCCTTTGAAGATATCTTCACCAATGGTGTTGATTCGTTTGGTGATCTTGCCGATAAAATGAAAAGCGTGATGATCAAAGCCGCCGCTGAAATAGCCGCCGCTTTAGTCTTTAAGCCTGTTCTGGCTTCAACCGTTTCAAGTTTATTGGGCTCAACAGCGCCAGATTTGGCCAGATCAATCATCAAGGGTTTGGGTGTTGAAACCTCACCGGGCAGTAATGGCCTTGGTGTTATGAATCCACTTTCCTCAATTGGCAGCAGCTTGCTTGGCTCAAGTGGAATATTCAGCGGTTTTAATGCCTCGGTTGCTTCAGCGCTTCCAAGTTTATTCGGTACCGGTGCACCGATGGCCGGGGTTATTGGGCCAATGGAGCCGGGCCTTTTAAGTGGCCTTGGTATGACACCGGCAACTATGGGTTTAAGCATGGTTGCGGCTATCGCTATCCCGATGATAGCAAGTTTGTTTGGTGGTGGTACGCCGCATCCTGGCGCTTCCTTTGGCGGTACTTTGGCCGATAGCACAAACGCTTTTCAAGGTTATGACCTACGTTCAAAACACATGGACACAACCGGTGTGGACCAGCTGGCCCAAACCCTTGATTCTATATTTAAAGGTTTAGGCACCGCAGGCATTGACCTGAACAACCCAACAATTCAAGGCCGCATTGATTCAAATGGCAAGGCCCAATTCGGCACCGGCTCGGCTTTAAATGGTGGAAAAATAAACTGGAACGATTTGTTTGATCCTTCCGATGCCACCGCCCTTGATGATGCAATCAAAGGCTTGATGAAACAACTTCTTTCAACCGCTGATGTTACCAACAAGGATGTTGTTGAAGCCCTGAAAAATATGGATTGGGAGGGCAAGAAGGTAAGTGATATATTGAACGACCTTCAGCTTGCTTCAACCTTCGATAACCTCAGAAAGCAACTTGATACTTCCTTGAATAAAGACCTGGTTGGAATATTTGATCCAGCCCTGAAAGAAATATCAGACGAAAACGATAGGTATGCAGCACAATTGGCGCTGGCCAAGCAAATAAGCGGTGATGTTGCAACTGTTGAAAGGTTGCACCAGGAAAGGTTAAATCAAATCCAAAACCAATATGCTGGCGCGGTTGATAATACAACCACCGCTATTGATGCTTTAAACTCTTCCCTGAAGGATGCCCAGAGTAACTTCAAAACCTTCAGTGATCTGGTAAAAACCCTTGGTGATTTCAGCACGTCTTTAAGCCTTGGAAGCCTTTCACCACTTTCAGCCCAGGATAAATATAGAATTGCCCAGGGTGCGTTTAATCAAACCGCATCACTGGCGCGCCTTGGTAATACACAGGCAATGAGTGATCTGCCAAAAGTTGCACAGGATTTTCTCACGATATCCCGCGAATTTAACGCTGGAAGCGGTGCATATACTGAAGATTTTAACAATGTTCAGAAGGCGGTTGATGATGCGAAGGCGGTTGCTTTAAGGCAGCAGAATATAGCTGAAACCCAAATGACAACCCTTCAAGCCCAGCTTTCCGAAATGCAAACCCAAACAGATTTATTGAAGCAGCTGGTTGATGGCAGCACTGGTGGAAAATATAGCTATGGTGGAAAATACCTTCAGGCGCTTTCAAATCCGATGGCTTCCGGGCTAGTAAACACCAAGATTGGTGAAACCACGGACGCTTTAAGCCAGCGTAATTTTGGTTGGGGTGGCGCTTCCGGGCTTGAAGTTCGGGCACTGGCGCGGGCCTTTGGATTTACTGGTGATTTTGGTACCGGGTTAATGGATAAGTGGCTCCAAAGCAATCAAGGGCCCCTGCTCACCGCGTTTGATGATGCCTTGACCGCGATAGGTGGAACACCACGCTTTAAAGCTGGTGGCGGCATGGTAACACCCGGCTTTCCTTATATTGTTGGTGAGAGTGGCCGGGAACGGTTTATCCCGAATGTTCAGGGCCGCATTGCCAATGCCAATGAAACTGCTTCAATGCTTTCAGTTATGCGCGGTGATAATGGAAATGGAACGGTTCAGGCAATATATAGCTTAACCAGTGAAATCAGAAACACCAACCGACGAATTGAAACGCTTCAGAAACAGGTAAACACAAATATGTTATTCCGTCGGGGTGCCGCGTGACAATAAGCGACGATCCAAATAAAGAACGGTTTGTATTGATCGACGCTGAACCTTATGATGTTGCCGGCGTAGCCACAACCCATAAGTATTTTGGCACCCGTGCTTTCACAACAGAGCCTTCAGATACACCAGCCAACACTTACTTTGGTGATTATATCGAAGGCACTTTCATGATAACCCGATCAATTTATTCAAGCTCAAAGATTGGTGGCCGGTCCTTTCCTTCAGCTGGTTCAATCAACCTAGTTAATCCTTATGCTCAAGGTGACACAGTTGGTGATCTTGATGATTGGATTGATGATACAAAATTCACTTGGGATGGCAGAAACTTTACCACCTATATGCTTGAAAATACAGATTCATTCAGTTCTAAAACCCAGATATTTAAAGGGGTTTTTGAGGATATAAACTGGGGAAGAGATAATATTTCTTTCACTGTAAAAGACAGGCAGCACTTACTTGATAAGTTAATCCAATCATCTTTTTATTTGGGTACCGGCGGCAATGAAGGTGGTGCCGAACTTGAAGGAAAACCCAAACCTATAGCCCTTGGCCGGTTGTTTAATATCACCGCTGTTATGGTAAA